GCCTTAAACCAGCAGCTGTTCTTGCCATCTGCTCTGCGTATGGTCGTTGTGACTCAGACTCTAACAATGCTGATCTTGAACCACCAAATGCGCCCGCTCTTATCGCACGCTCCTGCGCACCGCCTCGCGCTATATCAGCTTGCTTTTGTATATCCTGCATTGCAAGATCTATAACTTGTTGCTGATAAGGTGATTGATATGCGCTAATGTCTTGACCAAGTAAAGATGCAGCTTGACCAGTCATAGGTCTAGCTTCTTGTGCTAATCCTTGTAAAGCTTTTGTTGGGTCATAACCCATACCTGTTTCAAATAGTCCTCTAGTCGCCTGAAACTGTCGTAGTTGATCTGGCGAGAAACCTGCGACCATTGGGCCTGTGTAAGGTACAAACGGCTGTTGTGCAGCGCCTCTAGCTGCGCCAAATAATTCTTTAAACTGTGCTTCTTGGAAAGCTGGTAAGCTTGCTTCTTGAACTGTTGTGGTTTTTCCTTTACTCATAAGTCTTTTCTAATTAAATATTCTGTTTCAAATCCTAGATGTTTTAGTTTTCTTGTCCATCCTTTTCTACCGCCACCATACAATCTTTTGATGCCAGCTTGTTTTGCGAAGGCTTCTATGGATGGTAGCATTGCTTCTAGCTCTTTATAATCACCACCACAAAATAAAAGATTCATCGCTTTAACCTGTGGATATATTACAAATTCTGTTATGTATGCAGACTTTTTGCCTGGCCATAAATGGAATATACCTTGTCTTATTTTATCCTCTATGTCGTCAATTGTATAGGAATCTTGATGTTTTACAGCTTTTGCTATATAGGGTTTGCACCTATCCCATTCAACTTCCCAAGGTTCTTTTTTAACTTGTTGTATGTCAACTACTTTATTAGTCGCCTTTACCATATTCTATAATGCTTAAAACCAAATGTATGTTTGCATGGTTTACTTGCGCTTTTAACACTTCGCCTTGCTGAATAATAATACCTTCGTTGGTTTGTAACTCTTCAGTAGCATGTGCGCTTATGTTGTGTTGTTTAAAAATAAAAAACTCATTAGAACTTGTATCGGTAATAGATACGTCTATATTGGTTTGTTGATTACCATGGTCGCAAGCAATAAATCCTTTGATAATAGCGAAAGTAAAATCATCGCCAGTCGGTGCTGTGTAAATAGTTTGTTTTGTAGTAGCAGTAAAAGCATATTTAACATTAATTGCTCTTTGTATGTACTGCTCTTTTGCCGCTAAGGTTAATGACATTATCTTCTACCTCTTTGTCTTAAGTTTAATCTTATGTTACCAACTTGAAAATCCTGTGTGGTTGTACCTGTTACAGTCATTTGTACTTGTCTTGCTGTGAACCTTGCATCAGTATAACCATCGTTCTCAAAGGTAAATGAACCAAAGTCAGTTTCTGCGCCTAGCGGTGTAAACTTGCCTTTAAAGCTTATCGTTACACCAGGTAATGTGTTAGCTTCTTCATCTGGAATAATCTGATTACATTGCACATAGTTATCTCCATTGCCTAATTCTATTGGACCGCTTGTGCAAAAAGGTACATCAGAGTCTAAGTTAGGTGAGTTAGATAATAAGGTTGATTCATGTTCGTAAATAAAACCAAGTGAATCACCTGCAATTGGATAGTCAAAAGCACCTTGGTCAATCCAACAACCTCTATCTAATGATCCAATGGACCAAGTGTTTTCTCTGTAGTTCCAAATAATATATTTGTTAGGTCTGTACTGGCTTGTGCCTACTGGGAATCCCCACCATATCTCGTTAAAGTTTGAGTTGTGTCCACCCCATGATGCGTTTCTACCTGGAACATTTAAGTTGTCATATACAAAGTCATGCACATCACATGGTATTTCTCTTACAACACCATCATAAACAAAGTAAGCATTTTCACCCATCCATGCTAAGAAGTTACCTGTTTGTACTACTGATCTTCTACTTACTGCTTTACAGTTAGAACCAGCTGCTGTAATACCATAAACAAAAGGTGAGCCAACATAGCTCATTCTATCTATACCAGTATCACTAAATATAATGACATCGTTTTGATATTTAACACCTAGTAATGCCCTACCGCCTGTAGGTATTTGTAAGTCACCTGCTGTGTTTCTAGCTGTGGATGTCCAGTTAGTATTATCTTCTCTATCACTCCATGCAACTTTCCTAGGATCTCCACCTGCACCAATAGCAACTAAATGCCTTTCGTTAGTTACTAATATAGCTTGGTTATTAATAGGTGCATTGCTTACTATTGTGCCGATAGTATCAGGTGATCCACCTGCTGAATCTGGTCGCCATTGATAGATTTTGCCGTCACCAGAAAAACAAAAGATTAGGTGTTCACCCCAGTTGTCAAAGGAGAAATGACCTTGTTGTAATGGTAAACCTGATTGTGATCTAGCATCACCATAATCTTCTACACCCCAATGGTATGCACCATAACCTAATGGATCAGCTGACGCATCGTTTACAAATCCTGATGGTGTTATATCAGTCCAGGTGTTGTCGTAAAGCACATAGATCTTTTGTCTAGTACCAACTGCTAATACAGAGTTACCAGCATTATCTTTATAGGCGTACATGCCAATAGGCTCGCCATCTAATGCTGTAGCTCTTAGTTTAGACCAACCGCCTATAGGTTTGAGGAAACCATTTTCGAAACGCACTAAGTTGCCGTCAACCCAACGACCTTTATTAGCATAGTCAGTTCCATTTTTGACTATCCCAGCTGGCGGAGTTACAGGCAACAGGGCCATGATTAACCTATAGTCTTAGTAACGCTTGTTGGTGTGATGATTTCAGCTATCTTTGCATCTAATGCTGCTTTCTTTTCTGCAACATCATCAGCTCCGAAAACTCCTTCAACCCAGCCTTGTACGTCAGAAGCTGTCAAATCTGCAAAAGCTGTAAAGCTTGAGATGTCTGAAGTATCTAAACCACAAGTCCCGTATGAAGTAGCAGTAATGTTGTTACCATCAGCATCCTGATTAGCATCATCTTCTGCTGTTAATCTCCAATGCACGTTATAAACAACGTCTGCATTACCATCTAGTGTTGGGTATGTATCAACTGTTGACACGTTCCAAGTATATGTATTTGCCATGTTATATTTCTCCTATATTGCTGCAATAATAAATGCTAGAAGTTCGCTATAACGCACTCCTAGTCTTGTTTGTTCTACTCCATCATCATTAGTCCAAGTGCTACTAATAAACATAGCATAGTCACCTGCATCTAATCCTTCAGCAGTAAAAGCATCTTGTAAGTCTTGAGCTATGATTCCAAAATGGATTCTAGCATCATCACCTTTTGAAGCTACAGCAGACTTCCATCTGAACTTTCTAAGTAGTCCTTTAGCTGCAACAGCTACTCTAGTTTCTGCTTCTGTTAAATTTTCTATATCTTGTTTTTCGTTTCTGTCTGAAGTTTGGATAGTTCCATTGGTGGCGTATATATCATCAAATCTTGCTGATGACTTACCCAAGTCAATAGCATCATCTCGGTCTGCACCTGTATCAGTACAAGGATTGATAATTGATGCTGCAAAACGTAAACCTGCATCAGAACCATAAGGCGAATGAATATAAAGACTATCACTAATAGTACCAATACTTCCAACTGTTGAACCATCTTTTCTGAAATCTAAAATTTGACCATCACTAGACATTCTGTTAAATGCTGCTGCTGTGCCACCATCTCTAGATACCGATAAAAAACCTCCATACGAACCAGCTGCTAAAGAAATACCCTCTTCTGTACTAGAACTAGAAGGTATGATTGTAGTAGTCCCAACCAACAGATTTTGGCTGCTATCTATTCTCATGGCTGAAGAGCCGCCCGCCTGAAAAGTCATTGCATCGCCTTCTGAGCCTATCGTAACTTTATAATCTGCTGTCGTTGAAGCATCTTGGAACTCCATGTGTGATTTAGTAGTTCCTGAACCACCAATAATCCTTACTGGTAAGTTATCACCAGAGCTTCCTTGGACTGTTAGCTTTCTAGCTGGATTATCAGTTCCAATTCCAACATTTTGATTCTCATTAATAAACATCGCTGTGACTAAGTTTGGAACACTACCACTAGCATCACTTGTTTGAAAGTTAAGTCCACTTGTATGTAAAGCAGCAGGTTCATTTGCATATATTCTTGCTGTAGCAGTAGAGCTTCTTGCAAAACTTAAAGCTGCATGACTAGCTGAAGAGTTTGAAATAGTTAAACCGCCTCTACCTCTTCCTGAACCATTAATTTCTAAATAATCTTGAGGTGACGTGTCTCCAATACCTAAATTTTCAGCACTAGCATCCCAAAATAGAGCTTGGGTAGTTCCTGTGTCTTCGTAAAAGCCGATGTCTCCGTTTGATGCAATACTCATTCTTTTATCAGTGTCGGTTACAAAATCTATTTCACCACCCCAAGAAGAGCTTCTTCCTGAATCAATAGTCATTGTTCCTGTACTTCCTTGATGAGTTATTTTACTGTCTACTGTACCGCCAGTAGTGAACTGTAAAGTTGCAAGATTAGCTGCGGTTGTGCTATTAATTTCTAAAACAGGTGTAGCAGCACCAACAGTCAAACCATCAGTTACAGCTGTTCCTGTTACGTCTATACCTGTTGAGGTTGTTGCTATTTTGATTTCATTATCGTGATAAAGCCTAGAAGCACCATTAACATTAAAATCTGCATAAGTCTCAGAACCACTTGCTGTAGCTAATATAATTTGGTCTTGCCCACGAATATTCAAATTACCTGAACCTGCTTCAACAATATAACTTCCAGTTCCAGCAGTATGATAAATTTGTAGGTCATTGCCTGTTCCAAAATAAGCACCTACTCCATCTGCAAAACTTGCAGTAGCACCAAAGCTAACAGCACCATCTATATCTACTACATCGAGGTTAGTCGTGCCATCTACGTCTATATCGCCTGAGATGTCTAAGGATGTAAAGACTGAAGTACCTGTAGCAGTAACTGTTCCTGTTACGTTTATATTACCTGTACCCGTAATGTCGCTTGAACTTAAACTTATATCTGTACCACCTGTAGTGTTACCACCTGCTAAAACTTCTGCAAGAGTATCTTTTGTAGCAACTTGTGCATCTACATAGGCTTTGATTGATTGTTGGGTAGCTAGTTTAGTAGCAGAGTTTGAAGCCATGTTGTCTTCATCTTTAATACCAGTAACAGTTGCGCCGTCTCCTGCAATATTGAGACTTGTATTAGCTACTATTGTTGTACCTGTGATAGCGCCTGCTGTAGTACTACCTATAGTAGCGCCATCTAGTGTACCGCCGTTTATATCTATGGTTGTGAAAGTAGCTGATCCAGTAGATGTCAAAGTTCCTGCAACAGTTAATGTTTTACCAGAACCAACATTCAGACCAACTGAAGTACCTGATCCAGCAGCAGTAAAGATCCCATCAACTGTATCAAGGTCAGCGTTTAGCTTTGT